GCGACGTAGGCGAGGGCCATAGCCCGTTCGGGGTGCTCGTCGCCGTTCTCCCGCGGCACCAACGCGGACAGGACGTCCACGCGGAGCTTACGGGACGCGTAGGCGAGCTCCGCCACGGTCAGGTCGGTGGAAAGCTTGCCCGCAGGCACAAGAGAGTCAGTCATGGTCGGTCCTTCACTAGTAGCGCGATCCGGTCACGGGAGCGAACGCGTCCCGCAGGTGTTCAGCGTAGACGTCCTCCGCCCCGGAAAGCACCGCCGACAGACCTTGCGACACGAACGGGTGCGCCTCCATGCGAACGGACCCGCCGTCCACGTATGACCAGTAGGACGCCATGAGAACGTCGGGGCCGGACGTGTAGGAACTCCCCGCGAGGAACCCTGTCCGCACGGGGGCGTACGCAGATAGGCCCGTGCGGAAGATCCCGGCCGCAGCCTCGTCCGGTGTCGTGGTGTCTTCCACGGCATCCCGGACCCGGCCGAGGTCCGCGAGGAGCCGCGGGAGACCGGGCCACGTGACCGCCTCCCGTTCCGCCACAGGTCAGGCGGGGTAGGACGGGGTAGGACCGGTCTGCAACGGCCAGGACGCGTCCGAGGTAAGGCGGACGTTCACGCCGCCACCGATCGTGACCGGCCGAACCTTGACCGTCATGGCGTACTCCACACCGGTCACGGTGTCGTCGGGGGTGAACACCACGGGCACGACGTCGCCCGCGGAGGTCAGGGAGAAGTTGATCCACCCGTCCTCATCGTCGAAGTCTTGGATTCCGGTGAACTCGAGCGCCCACGTCGTTACCTCATCGGGGAGGATCACGTCCCCGGACAGAACCTCGAGGCGGTCGCCGTCCTCCGCGATGTTGGGGACGAGCGCAACGTTGGTTGCTTGGCCGGCGAACGCTACGGAGTCGATGGTGAGGACTCCGGTCTTGAGCCGTGATTCCACGATCGGCATTTGCTTCTCCTCAGTTGGATTCGGTGAGCGTTGCGAGGATGCACGGCACCGGGGGTTGATCGGACACGAGCGCGTACGTGCCGGGGGTCAGTGACTCCACGTACGGCCCCAGGTGATCGGTCAGGATCTCCGCGACGTCGGAGAGGATCTCGAAGGTCCGTAACCCCCGCTCGTCGGTGCCAGCGAGGACCACGAGCGTCCATGTCGTGAGCTTCTGTGTGAAGTCGTGCGACGGGGGTGCGACAAGGATCCCCGCCTTGCGGAGTGACGCGCTGCGGGGGTCGGCGGTGACGTCAAGCCCGGACACTGCGTCCAGCTCGGTTGCCTTCGCCTTTGCCATGGCCGCGAGGTTCACGCCTCCACGTCCTCATCGACGGGTGTGGGTGCTCCGAAGATGAACGGGGCGAATACCCCGATCTTGAGGAGGCGTTGAATGTCGGGGTCATAGCGGAGGATCGGACTGGACCCGAACTCACTGAACCCTGCAACCCCCAGGGTGGTGCCCCGTCGTGCGAGGTACCGTGCCGCGAGCATGATCGCGCCCAGCTTGATCTCCGGAGTCGGGGTGTACACCGGAGGATCCACTTCGGGATCTTCCCCGTCCACGAACAGGTCGGGTTGGATCCCTTCGACGTACCCGGCTGCGGCGTCCTGCAACGCCGCCCGGTCAGTGACCGGTGCCCCGGGATCGTCGTCCTCAATCCAAGCGACGACGATCCGCGGGGTAAGCCAGGTGGAGTCAGTCATCGGCTCAGGTGAAGACGAGCTTGCGGTAGGCGGTCGGCTTGAGCGTCGCGAACGCGGCGTAACCGCCGTACGCGATCTCCACACCGAGCACCTTGGGCTGAACGGCGGTGAGGAACCCGATGCGGTCCTCGTAGAACTCCGTCCGGTTCGCGGGGCCGATGATGAGCGTCCCCGACGCCATGCTGGGGACGATCACCCTGCGGAGCCGGCCGAGGTTTCCGGAGAAGTCCGCGAGGCTGTTGGTGCTGCCCGCGCCCATGTTGGTGTTCGTGGTCGCCTGCACGGCGTCCACGATCTGCCCCAGGGTCACCCACCAGTCAGTGCTGGCCCAGATCGTGTCCGGGAGTCGGCCGGTCACCCCGTACGATGCCGCAGCCGCGGTGTAGAGACCCGAGTAGAGCTCCGCGAGGGTCGGCGTGGTGCCGGTGGCCGCAACCGTAGAGGTCTCCGTGGTGACCGCGGTCACGAACGCGTCCGCGGCGGCGTTCTCCGTGGTGCGGGCGTAGATGTCGAGGAAGTCCGCCATGAGCGCATCCCACGCCGCAGGGCTGGACCAGTCGATCGCCTGCCGTGACACGTTCGTCCAACCGCCGTAGGTGGTCTTCGTGAAGTCCACCCCACCGACGATGAACTGACCGTCCTCGAGCTCCGCCTTCTCCGCGGACTGCGCACCCATGGTGACGTGCGTGGTCACGACGGGCCGCTTGAACGTGGTGCCGGGGATCCCGCCCAAGTCCTTCGCACCGATCGACGTGATGAACGGGCGAGCGGCGTCGATGTCGTTCAGCAACGCCCCCTGGATCGTGGCCGGCAGGAGACCGGGGATCTCCGCGGTCGTGGTGTGCGGGGCCGCGGCACGCTGGAGGAAACCTCCGTTGATTCCGAGACCGTTCCCCTCGAGCCGCTCACGGGCACCGGGGGCACGCGGGGCACCGCGAACCTCCTGGCTGCCTTCGTTGGCGGTGAGGAACGCGTCCGCGAGGAGTTCCCCCACGGTGCGGTACTCATAGGCACGCGCCTCGGTGCGAGCGGCCATGCTGCGCGCCTCACCGGAGTCGGGGGTGCCGGTGGCCCGGTAGGACGAACCGGAGCCGCGGTGAGCCTCCCGCATGTTCTCGAAGTCGTAGAGCGGCGTCAGCTGCGAGTCGATCTCGGTGACACGCTCACGGGCGCTGGTCAGGTTCGCGGTCTCGGCCGGGACGAGATCCCGGTCCTCGGTGGCTGCGCGGGAAGTCATCTGGTCGATGAACTCCACCTGCGCGTCGCGCTGCTCCTCGAGCCTCGCGATCACGGGGTTGCTGTGCGGCATTGGATCCTCCTCGGATCACAGGTCAACGGATGGTGAGCACGTTGGTCGGGTGATCCTCAGGTGGTGCCCAGGTGAACGAATCGGCGTGGGTCCGGCGTGAGGTTCGGCGCGGCCTATCTGTGATGAGGGTACACACGCAAGCGCCCCCCCGGTTTGTAACCGGGGGGGCGACACGCGGAAGGACCATCGACCGCAAGGCTAAGGCTACATGCCAGGCCGGATGTCCCGCAGCCGCTGGAGCTCTGCGCGCCACTCATCGACCATCGTGCGCCGACCGGGGCGGATCTTCTCCGCCGACCGAACCCATTCGACGGTCGCGTTCGCATAGGCCGGCGTGGAGACCAACGATGTCTCGAGCAACCGGGCTTCGGTGCGCACAACCCGATCCTTGATTCCCAGGTCGGGGTTGTAGTCGTCCCTGAACTCCCACGCCGACCGGATCGGCTGGAACGACACGGACATGAACGGCAGATCCCCGTTCTGTGCGTGCCTTGCCGCACGCTGCGCCTCCGGTTCCGGCGTCAACCGCCACACCCCGTAGAGACCATCGTCCCGCTCTTCCCACTTGTCTGCGGACCCGATCGGCATCGCCCGATTGTCGTGGAACACGTGCAACGGCAACCGTGCCGCGGACTCACGCGCCGACTTCCCCAGGGAGCCGCGGGCGAACGACTCGACGTAGAACCCGATGTCGGCGTCCTCCCCGTAGGGCACCGCACGCCCCCGCAGCATCGACAGACTGTCCGTGGTCTCCACGTCGCGGAGCTCGATGCCCGTGATGCGGCGTTCCTGTGCGGGGGGGAGGGTAAGGGTGTCACTCATCGGTGGGCTCCTCGGTCGGCGTGTCTTCCGTGTCGTCGGGGGTGTCCGCGGCCGGTACGGCCGGGAGCATCGGAGGGGGCTTCGGGAACGCGTCCTCAGGCAACGACGGGAAACCCATGTACCGGCGAACCTCATTCTTGTCGGGGAAGTACGCCGAACCCGTCGTGAACGCCTGCGCCATGGTGGACAAGTCATCACGGAGGAGGGACGTGCGGTCGAACCGGACACGGGTTCCCCGCGGTGTCCACGCATGGGACCAGACGTCTTCGAACACGTCCATGACAGGTCCGAGTGAGAGCTTCGACAGGACCAGGAACATCGGGCCGGGTGAACGGTACGTGTGGCTCGAGCCTTCCGCGCCTAGCCAGTACGGGTCGAGGTTGAAGATCGCTGCGATGTCCTTGGTAGACATGGCCCGAGCCTCCACCATTTGCGCGTCGGTCGGGTTCCACGACAGGGGGATAATCTGCGTGTCCTTCGGGAAGAACGCCGGTTTCGCTGCGGTGCCCGCGAACCGTTCAACCCACCGATCCGCAGCCGCGTCCAGCTGCGTCTGGTCGGGTTCGACGTTCGGGGTGATGATCGCAACCGCGGGTGTACCCCTGTCGAGGAGGTTCGCGGACTCCGCCGCTTCCTCGAGCCCCGCACGGTTCAGGGTCCTAAGGTGCTGCTCCACGACCCCCATTCCCCGGTACGGAAACGTGTCATCGGTGCCGCGCTGTACGTGGATGACGTTCTCCCGCGGAACTTCCTGCCCGTCCAGCAGATACGTCACGCCACCGGGGATCAGATCGCCACGGAAGTCACGCTGCTCCGTGATGCCCCAACGGTGCGCCGGGTAATACCTAGCCGCGGCCGGGTACCCCTCCGCGTCCCGTGCGGTCACGTACGCCGCAGCGTTCCCATGCAACCACCAATCCTCCACATGGGCACCGACGAACACCGGTTGCGGCATGTCCGGGTCAACCCTGTCGAGGAGGGTGCCGCGGGGGAGGATCTCCTCACCACGAACCCGCTCGAGGGCGCACGATGAGATCAAGCCCATGTAGAGCTGTAGCGCCTTCGCAACACCGGGCAACGAACGTGCGGTGCCGGCGTCCCACACCTGCCGTTCGAGGGTGCGGGGGGACACGGGGGGCCAAACCTGCGACTGGCCGGCCGCGACCGGGGCGAACCCGCTCACCTGTCAAGCCTCATACGGTCATCCCATCCAAAAAGAAGCTTCGATCGGCGCGTGATCCATCGCCCACCCCGCCATTGTGCCCGACACGAACGCCGACACCGGCCCATTCGGACCAGCGCGCCACCCACCCGCCACGAACTCAACACACCGCGCCGCGTCCGTCAGCTCCGGCACCACACGATGCAACCACGTCCCCGCCTCGAGCTCATCCCTGTGACGAACCGACGCGGCCGAGACGTCTGCCTGCGAGACCTTGAGAACCTCGAGCCCCCCGGCCTCAAGCAAGTCCGCAACGTCGCGTGCCCCCTTCACGTTGCCGATCGCGACCACGGCCGGCCGGTTCCGCTCCACCACACCCGCCACGAACGGAGCAACCCACCGGGTACCAACGTCGGCGCGGATCACTTCCACATGCATCCGCCCGGACTCGTCCCGCCACCCCGACGACACCGCAGCATCCCGAGACTCCGGATCAACCGCCACCCCCAAGCTCACGCGTGCGTTCGGAGGGATCCCAACCCTGTCCAACCGCCCCAGGAACGCCTGCTCAGAGACACCACGCCACCCCGTAGCCGCGTCCCCCGGTGTCCGGTTCCCATACGCCCGCAGAAACTCCGCCCGCCCATCCTCGAGGTTCTCCGCAGTCATCGTCACCCACGCCGAACGAATCGCACCCTCCCGAACCGTGAACCCATGCGGACACGGACGCCGCCCACCCGCACCCCGACACCCCTCCACATGACACACCGCAGGATGGAACGCCACACAAGCGTCCACCAACTCACCATCCCCGAGCTCCTCCAACAGACGATCCCCGACACGATCCGGGAGACCCCACTCCGCATAGGCGGTCCCCAACCGGACCCCGGTCTCCACCGCACGCCGACCACCACGAACAACCGCGTTCAACCAGCCGCTGCGCTCCGTGCCCTTCGTGGAGAACTTGAAAGCCTGCCCCCCCGACGTACCCAACGCCGGCACATACGACGCCTCCAACAGACGCCGCTGCTCCGCGGTGAACTTCCACAGCTCATCCACGATCACAAGATCCGGATCCTCACCATCGATCGCCCCCTCATTCGGGGCAAACGGGGCGAACGTCGAACCGTTCGCAGCCCACGTCAGAAGCTCGTTCATGTTGCCCGTCTTCAACCGCAGATCCATCGCCAACACCGACCGCGACAACGGCTCCGCCGCCTCGAGGAACCGCGCCCGCGCCTTGTCCCGGTTCTGCGCAGTCAAGAAACACCGCGCCCGCTCAAGCGAACGCATCCGGTGGATCACAAGCGGCTGGATCTGCGCAGTCTTCCCCGCACGCCGCTGGATCGTCTCCGCACACGAGTCGTACGCCCACTCCCCCGGCTCCGGATCCCCCTCACCCTGAACCTCGAGGAACACGTCCATGACCGCACGCT